CTGATACTTCGGTCAAAGCTGGCGCGGTGAATGTTGCGCCCTCTCGAACGTAAACAGATCCTGATACTTCGGTCAAAGCTGGCGCGGTGAATGTTGCGCCCTCTTGAACGTCAACATATCCTGATTTCGTCAAAGCTGGCGCGGTGAATGTTGCGCCCTCTTGAACGTCAACATATCCTGATTTCGTCAAAGCTGGCGCGGTGAATGTTGTGCCCTCTCGAACGTCAACATATCCTGATTTCGTCAAAGCTGGCGCGGTGAATGTTGTGCCCTCTCGAACGTCAACATATCCTGATTTCGTCAAAGCTGGCGCGGTGAATGTTGCGCCCTCTCGAACGTCAACATATCCTGATACTTCGGTCAAAGCTGGCGCGGTGAATGTTGCGCCCTCTCGAACGTAAACAGATCCTGATACTTCGGTCAAAGCTGGCGCGGTGAATGTTGCGCCCTCTCGAACGTAAACAGATCCTGATACTTCGGTCAATTTTTTAAAATCTTTTTGATTCTCTTTTGTTACAATTAAATCTCCTTTAATTTTCATAATAATAATTTTTTTAGTTGTTTTATATTCAATGCAAATATAAAACAAACATCAATACAATACTGTTAAAATAATGTTAAATAAAAAATAAGTGTGTTTTTATTTAAAATAACTGTATATATTTGCACCAGAAACAATCTAAAACATCAAAAACATGAGTGAACAGACAAAATTCTTACTTCTTAGAATAGAAGCTTTGGAGCTGGAAAACGAAAGACTTAAAAAAGAACTTTACAAGCCTTTCAAGACAAAAATATCAGATCCAAATTTTGACAAACCATTAAATCAAATCGAAACAATTTATGAGCAAGTTACAGCAAGTATTCACGGAAATTCTTAAAGAAAAGAAACGCGTTATAGGAAAATCAAAATACACTATTCAAAGATGGGCCAACGGATCTACATCTCCAACTATTGAAACACTTGAAAAAGTATGTATTGATAATGAAATTGAATTACCGTTCTTTTTTAATGGTAAAATTGAAAGCCTTATTGAATATAATAAGCAAATAGGGGGAAAAATGGGGTTTAAAATACAATTAATTTTTGAGTCATGAAAAAAATAGAAGCAGAAAAAAAAGCAATGTCCGATTTAAAAAAAGTAATTAATATTTGCTTAAAAAAAGGATTTCACTTTTCAGTGAATCCAGAATGCAATTTGATAACTGCCAGCTACGACAGATACGATACTTCTTTGTATTCTTACTTTAGAGGAAATCTATTGAATTACTTTGAAGAATCAGGCACCGTTGCAATATCTCAAATGTTAACTATTTTACAATCTAAAAAATAACATGAAAACAACAATAAAATCAATCGAACTTACGGACTTCCGAGGAATCCGTCACGAAAAAATAACCTTTCAAGAAGGTGAAAACTTCATAGAAAAACCAAACAAAACAGGAAAAACAACTTTTTTCGATGCTTTTAGCTGGGTTATATTCTCAAAAAATTCTGAACAAAATTCAAGATTTACCGTTGAATCTAACAATGTCGAAAACCCAAAAACTAAAGTAACAATAGTTATCGATGTTGATGGCACGGAAATTACTCTTTCAAAAGAACCAGGCAAATGGTCTTACAATAATCTTGAAGTAAAAAAGAATGTGTTCGAAGATTTCCTTAGCCACATTTACAATGTTGAAACATTGGAATTTCTTGCAAATCCTTTGGCGTTCATGAACTTGCATTGGGAAGTTAGAAGAAATTACCTAACAGGATTATTTTGCGAAAAAGTATCTGAAAATAGTGAGTTCTCATTTTTGATGAAGTCGATGTCAATATCCGATATTCGTAAATCCAAAACAAAGCAAAAAAAGGACGCTAATGATGGTTTGAAAAAATGCATCACAATAATCGAAGTGCACGAAAAATCTTTAGCCGAAATTGTCGAAGTCGATTTTTTGAGTTTAAAAAAGGAGTTGGAGACAAAAACCGCTGAACTCGAAAAGCTGTCCAATTTTGATTGGAATAACTTTTACAAAAAAGAAACCAATCTTACCAGTGAAAAAAGAGAATATGCGCGAAGTGTAGCGGAATATAAAAAAGTAGAACTAGAGATTTCAATTATCAAAAACGATAAGCTAGAGGATCACAAAGGCTGCGAAACCTGTGGCACTAAATTATCAGTGGAAAAGTTTGACGAATTGAAAAAAAATAGAGTCTCCAAACTTGAAAGCTCATTAGACACGATCAAAAATAAGATCTTAAAATTAAGAATGTCAAACGCTCTTTTGGTAACGGAATTTGAAGCACTTTCAAAAACAAAGCCAGACGAGACTACAACGGTTATAATTGCGGAATTAAGAAAAGGAATATCGTTATTAAGCATTCAAATTTCAAAAGGAAATGATGTGTTTACTTTGAAAGAAAAGATAGAAAAAGAACAAAAAGCACTCGACGCATTCACGGCCGAAATGATGGCAATCGAGGGTTTTATGGATCGCTTTGCAACTTTCTTGGTAGACAATTACTACAAATCAATTAACGACAATTTTGACGGGTTATTTTTCGATATTGAAAACGAATGCAAGTGCACTAACATTTTAGGTACTGAGTTCAAAGATTTTTCATTGAGTGAACGAATCAATGCAGGCGTTCAGATTGTGTCTGTATTAAGTCAAAAGATAGGGTTAAAATTCCCAATATGGATTGATAACCGTGAGAGCGTTTCGGAGTTATACCCGATTGACGCGCAAATTATTAATTTAAAAGTTTTGGGAGCATGATAAAAGACTTTTGGACTACCAACCTAAACCCCGTGACCATGATGTCACGGGAATTGGACTACTCAAAAAACAAAGCGATAGCCAAGCAAAAAGAACTTACTTACAAGACCGCGGACTTGTCAGAAAATCCCGAATATATCGCCAAAAGTTTAGCGATTAAAACACTCGGAATTGGAGCGAAAAAAATAAAACAAGGGATCCAAGACAAGGGACTTGAATTTATATCGTATATTAGCAGAGGAATTCAGTACTACAAATTTTGCGACATTGACGCAATTGACATTGTGATCGCTTCAAAATTAATTATCCCGGATGACTACATTTCTTCAACAGAATTGAAAGCGCATTTAGGACTTGACACCATGCAATTATGGACATTGGCGCACAAGAACAAATGGAAAAAGAAAAAGTTTCACAAAAACGTGAGTTACTTTTTAAAAAGTGAAGTGTTAAATTAATAATAAATAAATATAAAAAAAAAATGGCAGATTTAAAAGAGACTTTCTTACAACGAGTAAAAGCATACGGATGCAAAAATGAAGATTTAGCAGTGAATTACTTCACAAAGCTAGACAATGAATTGCCGAAACAAACAAGCCCTAAAACATGGGCGCAAATCAATTTTGATGACTTTTTAAGCAAGTCTATCGCCTACGCTAACATCGGAATCGATCCACTTGCTCCAAAAATGTTATCGTTCACTTTTTTTGCAAATAAATCAAACGGCAAAAGCGACGTGGTTTTTGTTGAAGATGTCCGCTGTATGGAGTTATTAGCAAGGCGTTACGGCATCAATTGCCCCGAAAATATAACGGTTGAATTGATTTTTTCAACAGACAAATTTTCAATCATTAAAAAAGATTTATCGCACCCCTCCGAGGGGTATGTGCTGGAAGTTGTGAATGCTTTTGATCGCGGAGACATTGTAGGCGGTGTTTCATTATCTGAATATCAGAACCCAATTTACAACAAAGTGCGCATCATGTCAATGAAAGAGATTGAAAAACGCGTAAAAACAAATTCGCCTTTCTGGACTAATTGGAAAAATGAAATGTGTGAAAAAACAGTAGGGAAAAATGCCTGGGGTAAAGTTGTGTTAAACACAACGGAATTGGCAGAATACTATGCCACGCAACCAAATGAATTGGAATTCGAACCAGAAAACACGGAAGAATTACCGTTTGATCCTGATGCAGAACTATAGCTTGAAAGTTCTCGGAACGGGTAGCGGTGGAAACTGCTATCTGTTAACCGTCAATGGACAGACATTAGTAATCGAAGCAGGGGTAAATTTTACAAAAGTAAAAAAAGCTTTGAATTTTGATATTTCACAAGTTGTCGGCGTGTTGGTTAGTCATGAGCATGGGGATCATAACGCTTTTATAAAGGATTTTGTAAAATTTGGGAAAAGAATTTTTTGCACAAAGGGCACAGGGAACTACAATAGAATCGAATATTTAAAACCTTTCGAAATCGGACTATTTCGCATAACCCCATTCGAAATTTTCCATGACGCAAAAGAGCCGTGCGGCTTTTTAATAGAATTTGAAGGTAAAAGATTGGCGTTTATAACCGATACTAATGATTTAAAAGTTCGATTAAAAAATATAGATTATTGGTTAATAGAGGCGAACTATTCTACAGAAAAATTAAAACATTCCAGTTTAGACATTTCATTAAAGAAAAGAATACAACAATCTCACATGTCAATCGATAGATGTAAAACGATTTTAGAAGCTCATAACGCTGAAAAATCTTCGCTTGTTCTATTGATACATGGAAGCGAAAAGCATTCGGATAAAGAAGGATTTTTAAGCAAAATACCGTACGCAAAGATTGCGGAAAATGAAAAAAGCTACTCGTTGTGAGTAGCTTTTTTTTATGTCATATCTCCATAAATAATTGTAAGAATCATTATGGATAGGAACGTTGCAAGTATTGAATACTTTAAAATTGAATTTTTCATGATGTTTGGGGTTTTTGTTATTTCAAATATACATATAAAAACACACTTATTTTAATTTTAACATTTATTTAACTTTTAGCGTAAAAAAAAAGCCTGTAATTCGAGTTACAGGCTAATTAATTTCAATTATGAGTCCGTGCAAATATATGGTTATATTATTTAACTTTAACCCCTATCCCATTCCGAATTGAGTTTATTTTTTTAATCCATCTTAAAATCCTGCCTACGAGTGTTTTTGGCGGCTTATCTGATATCACGGATACCGCAATGTCAATTACTAAATTTGGGTCAATTTGTTTTTTCATAGTATGTAATTATAAATTAAATAAAAAGATATGCTTAATAATACGATTGATTGTAAAGTGTGTCTTGTCATATTACCAAGTTGTTAATGCTGAACGCTTCCATGTGTTCGTAGCAGTGCAAACATACATATAATTTGCATCGTATCGAATTTCTCCTAATACTCCCGTTGCTGTTGCGCTTGCGGGTGCGGTGTGTAATGCTATAATATCGTGATTAGATGCTAATACTTTCCTAGCCAATAAATCCCTTCTGTTACCTACTGCTCCATCAGCAGTTATTCCATCGTATATTTCTAAAACTCCAGATGCATTTCTGCGTAGTCCTAGGTCTTTTGTGCCTGAATAGTTTGATGCAGAAGAAGACCATCGTAATTCAAAAGAACTGATAGAATCAAATATGTCATAGAATAAATTAAAAGCATTTGCGCTCGACACAACCCCAGCTGAAGAAATATAACCAGTACTCTGTCGTAGCCACGCGACACTACTTGTAGTATAAAAAGTGCCCAAATTTACATTTGCATCATAAGACTTGCTATAAACCCCCCAACTTACCGCAACAATTCCACTGTAATCCACGCTATAAGCACTCGCAACTGTTACAACCGTAGTACTAGTAAATGCTGTAATTATCCTCCATTCTCCATTAATAATAAGTTTTGCACCAACCATAGCACTAGTAAATTGAGTTCCTACACTTGTTACAGTTGTTCCGCTTGTACTAACTGTAGAAGTTGGTGTAAACCATCTTATGGAATGATATAATATTGTACCGTCTTGTAATGCGTATGTACTTGGGTATAATTGCGAACCTGCTCCCGTCAATGGATTGGTAAGTGCATTTTGTTTCAATGCAATATTTGCAGCATTAGCATCCGTAACCGTTTTTACTGCTTGTACCGTTGGATAAAGCGTATTGTTTACCGTTGTAAAATCAGTAGCTTTGTTTGAAATATTTTCTTTGCCTGATAAATCTTGGTCTCCCGTGTTTGAACCTGATAAAGTTGTGATTCCTAAAGCGTTCTTTATATTTGTATCGGTTAAATTTGCTAAAAATCTAGCAACTGTAAAATACAAATTATTTACGCCCTCAGGAAGGTCATTTGTCGAAGCTAAAAGTCCGTTTGTTATCTGAATATAAGAAGCGCCTGTATATCGATATTGTTTGGAACTTTGTCCCGTTGTAATATCAATATAAATCTTTCCTAATTCGCCAACAATAACAGTCGTATGTCCTACTTCATTATAAAATACTCCACCAAATAAATAACCGTTTATAATATCATCGACATAGCTAGGTAATTGTGATTGTAAAATTAAACCTCCTACTAAATCGGCTTTATTATCTAATACCGTCTTTACTGCCAAAACACTAGGAGTAACATTATTTCCGTCTGTTAATCCTGTATTTAAAGAAATTGGTTGCTCTGGTCTTATAAAGATTTTACCGTTGTTTATATGTGAATAAGCCACTATCCCAACGTAAACAGAATAATTTGGGGAACTTGGAACGGTTGTAGTTAATAGTCCTGCAGTTGTCGGTGATAAAAATAACAATGCACCATCCGCAAAACTAGAAGTGTTTAAGTCGTTGACCAGTCCAAAAGTGGTAATCTTACCAATAGTATTATTTGAAATGTCATGCGTTGCCATTCCAACGGTAACCGAAGTGCTTAATGCATTAGATTTAGCTAAAGCAATGGTTGGATTTTGCCCTGTAGCACCTGTAATATAAACGACTGAACCGTTTAAAATAGTCGTTCCTATATTATTTCTTGCTCTTAATATTAATTCTTGACCTACGTTTAAAGAAGTTCCATTAATATCATCATAAACAACTAAACTTTTTGCACTGTTATCATAAAAAGAACGCCCTTCTAGCCAAGCAGGTGCAGTTATCGGTGTATAGTCAAATATTTGAGATACAATACGAAAGAAAGTTTTGATACCAGAAATCGTTTCATCTGTTGCCAAATGCACTACTTCGCTATTATTTGCTTTATTGTCAATTTCAGCTAAGAAAGTATTGAATTCTAATTCAGTACCCACAAAACCACCTTCCAACGCTGATTCATACGCGCTTTTCCCATCTGCTCCGGGCGTTTGCATTTCTGAAATTTCAATAATTACCTCCGTTATGTTTTCTTCAATTTGAAGTACTGGATTTAATATTATTTCTTCAATTATTATGTTCATGTTGTTATGTCTTGTATAATTTGCAAATTTGCGTTGAAATAAGTAAAAACCGTATTATCTTGAAAAGTAACCTGCAAATCTGAGTAGTAAATTCCTGCTGGATAATTTAAAAGCCTAGATTTCATTATTATTTCTGTAGTACTTATTTTTTGGAAAGTTGAATCTTCGGTAGACCATTCAAAAACAACCCGTCCGACTATACTCTGCTTAAATTGCATTTTAATATCACAATTAGTAATGTCAAATGGAAACGTTAATTTCCTGTTGTTGAAAGTGTCGTTTTTTGTTTGTGGGTAAATTGGCCATGTTTTGATCATGTGAAATATTGTTTTACTTCGGACTTTCTACGTCCTATTAGTTCTTTGTCTTTTGTCCACATCATGAACGCCTTACCTATCGCTAAATCATTAGGGTTTTTGTCTATAAGTTTTAAAGCGGTACTGCCTAAAAATCCATATATGCCTATGTTGTAGGATAAAGACACACAAGCGTTGAATTGGTTTTGGTTTACGATACTTGTTATCGCTCTGTCTACTTTTGATGCAAAATCATCTGCTGTTACTTTGGCTAATAATTTCGCTTCTATTAACGTCAAAGTCCTATCTTTCATCGTTACTTTTCTGCCGTCTAAATAATAAGTATTACCCATCGCTATGGTGGGCACTCCTTTAGTATCTAAATAGGGTTTCAGCTTCAGCCCTTCTCTTAAATGAAGTGCTGCATATCCTTTTTCGTCTAGTCTCATTTTCTTAATTTGGTATAAAAATTATTAATCAATATCTCAACCGACTTCATTCCTGAGTATCCAAGTAAAAAAGCAATTCCGTACAACACATTATTTGGCAAATTTAACCATTGCCCCACTATGGGAGTTAAATAATTTGCGGATAATCCACCGCTTAAAACGGTTAAAAACTGCTGGTATTTTGTCATTTTATTTGACTTTGTAAGAAATACAACCGCACCACTCATGCCTGCTATGAATGTCGTAGCCTCTATTCCTATATACTTTAAGCTGTCGAATATTGTCATTAATTGCTGATATTAAAAATCATAGCCAAAATACAAATATCTTGGCTATTACTAAAGGATTATTCTGTCTTTTTTGCAGTAAAAAAGTTTTTGATTAAATATCCTACACCTGTAATTAATAATAGTTTGGTTTCGGGTGAAATGTTTAATGATGGAATTAAAGTTTCTTGCGCAAAACTCAAGATTATAACTATTGCAGCCAATAGAATCGCTTTGCCTAAATCTAGCCAGTTAAGACTCAAAAAATTACTTGTTTTCATAAATTATAAATTAAAATTAATACTGTTGTTATTGCTATTGCGGTTGATGCTAATATGGATTTCATTATAATGCAGCTGGTTGCCAAATGATATTACCGTAAGTTGCTACTATGTCACCATCACTTGCTGTTGCACCTGCTGCTGTTCCTGTTATTTTAATTAAATTAGTCCCTGTAAATGACAGCCCCGTCAAAGAAGTGTATTTTGTGTATGCTGCTGTGCTTGCTCCTGGTGTTGACATATTTACTATAGCTCTTGCTGTTGTCGTTCCTGTTCTAATAATAGATATAGTAGTAACCCATGCGCCTGTTACACTCATGGTCAATGCCCCTGTGTCCGCTATATTTGTACCTGCAAAATATAATTTCAATTGACTTGATGCTGTCACGTCGTTAAAAGTACCTGCAAAGTTTGAAATTAATTTTTCACCTGTAGCGTTTAATCTATTTGCTGCTACTGAATAAAAAAGCAAGTCCGTTTCAGTTGTATTTGTATTCCCGCTATTAGAATAAAAATCTTTTAATTGTACAGGCGCGCTTCCCGTATTTGCCAATACAAATGCAGTTGTCGCAATCTGCGTCGTGTTCGTTCCGATTGTTGCCGTTGGTGCTGTTGGGGTTCCTGTTAAATTAATACTGGTAATCGGTCCTGCTAATGCATTTGAAATAGCAGTAGAAACAAAATTAGTTGTAGCCACTTTAGTGTCGCTAGTACCTGCAATTACCGTTGGAGCAATAACTGTTCCTGTAAAAGTCGGGCTAGCTAAATTCGCTTTTAAAGGCAAAGAAAACCCTAATTCTGATTGCACATATTGAGTCGATGCTATTTGCGTTGTGTTATTTCCAAAAATTGCGGTAGGTACTGTCGGTGTTCCATTGAAACTTGGAGAAGATAACGAAGCTTTGAAAATTAATTCTGATTGCACATACTGAGTTGTAGCAATCTGTGTTGTATTATTTCCAAAAATAGCTGTTGGCGCAGTTGGCGTACCTGTTAATGCAGGACTTGCAATAGGTGCGTAAGTACTAGAATCAACACTACCATCCGCTTTTAAAAATTGCGAACTTGCACCACCTGTTTTTTTAAAGGTTTTTGCCGTTAAATTTGCATCTGCTACAATTTCGTCATAATCTATAATTAAAGGCGATTTCAATATTCCGCTAGCATCCGCATTATAATGGAATCTAAAACGCTGACCGTTACTCGCATACGGCGCACCATTGTCTCCAACTTGGAAAACCATTTCGCCTTTATCTACTTCGGTAGAGGCTCCATAAATATACCACGCATCGCTAGTATTAATAGGCTGACCAATCGAATGCGGTACAGATATATCGAAATTATCTTTAATTAAAATATTATCAAAATTCTTAATTCCGTTAATAGTTTGGTCGCCTGTTAGTTTTACAGTATTCCCTAAATCACTAACTAATCCCGTTACTTTAGATTGTGCTATTGAGCTAACTCCTATTACAGGCGTAGTGGTTCCGTTAGCTACTGTAATGCCGTCCGTACCTGTAATGCTTGTAACGGTTCCAAGACTAGATTTTGCAATAGTATTCAAAACCCCGTTTGAATTTTGCACAACTACTTTTGTGGCTGAATTGTCAGTTACATTATTCGTTATTTGAATATTCTCTAATGGTGTAGCGTCTGCCGGAACTTGTCCGTACATTGAGACCGTGCATAATAGTAAAAAAAGTAATTTTTTCATGTTTAAAAAAAGTTGATTTGTATTCTATTTCCTGTATTCATTGTTTTTGTGATTGTCAAAATTTCATCTATTTGCGTCCATTCGTCAACTTCCCAAAGCGGAGCCCGAACTAATAAAACTGAATTTACAACCGCTCCCGTTGGAATCGTAAAAGTGCTTACCCCTGCATAAATTTCAATCTGAGCAGGTAATCTGTCGGTACTTGAATCTTTTCCCTTCACAAAGTCATCCTGCGTGTCGTCTTCTTGCAGCAAATCGGCTTGCACATTTACCTCTGCACCGTCTGCAATCCCGTCGAGTTTTGTTTGTTCCAAAGTAGTGAAATCGTTTGTCGAAAGTCCTTTTCCAGATTCTTTAAAAACTGATTTGTCGTATAATTCAGTAAACATTGTATTTACTGAATCGAACGCGTCTCTTAACGGATTGCCTTGTCCATCATTTGGACTTGAAATATCAATTAGTATCTGCATGGTCTACTCCAATTAAAATTAGACTTCGCTTTTGTTGAATCAGGTGACGGTCTCTCTGGCAAATTTAACAAATCTAATACTTCCAACAATTTTATTTCCAACCCTGTTGCTAGTTTTTCGTACTTTTCTGCCATTTTATTCGTTTTCTCGTCAAATATCTGCTCGGTCTTTTCGGGAGTCACTAAGTAAACCCCGTTTTGTGACACTTTTGGAACGCCTAATTGAAGGTAAAAAGAGCACGTGAAATATGCTAAAATAGTAGCAATATAATCATTGTAAAGTAATAAGTAATTACCTGCTAAAGTATCGTTTTCGTAATCTGAAACTATTTTATTATATAGATTTACTCCTAAAATTCTTTTAATTTCGGAGTTTTGAGCCATGAAAATAAATGGGTTTATAGAATCGTTATCTATGCCTCCGTCAAAGCCTGATAATCTGGCAATGTCATCTATTGTAATTATTAATTTTGTCATATTTTTTCTGGATTTCCTAGTAATCGTATTGCTTGGTCTCTATTGAATCCAAAAATTAAATCTAAAATAGCTATTGCGCTTTCATAAGTCGTTGTCCCTGCTGCATATGAAGCTTGCACTTCTAGTAATGACTGAACCCCTCCTACACTTCCTTTAAGTGTAGCTTGTGCTGATGCTGTTGTGTCGTCAACTACTGCATCCGTTACAATTGCATTTTCTTGTCCAAAATTTACAAAATCAATTTCACACGTTGGATCTATTTTTTTGAAAACTAAATTTAACGCATCTAGAATAATTTCACGCATTGGGTTTATTACTCCTAAATACAATGAATCTGTAGCCGTTGCAATTTCATCTGCATTATTTGAAAAACCCGAAGATCCGGGGCGTTGAAATATAATATTCATTGCACTATGCGCGGCCATTAGTTTTATCTCTGCAGTTTCATCATAGGTAACAAATTGTTCATTTCTACCTCTTGGTTCGATTGTATCAACTACTATCGCCTCTTCGGCCGAATCGTTTATTGAGATTGTAACCCCGTCGGAGTTTTCAGTTCCCGTCCAATTTTCAGCTATTTGTTTTTTGACTTCTTCTTTTTCATCTTCCGACATCATGCTCCCGTTATTCACATTGATAACGGTTTTACCTTGAAATCCACGTGTAATATGATTAACCGCATCGTCGATTAATGCGCTTTCAATCTTTGCGCTTTTCAATCCAGAAAACCAATCGGGAAAGGGGAAATAAGGCTCACTTGATAATTGCTTAATATGTAAAATCTCTATCCCTTGACTGTCACCAAACATTGGATAAAATTTTGGTGGGAATTGTAATTTTCTTGTATAGTCCCAGCAATACCAGTAACCGTCAACTTCCATATAATTATCAGAACTCGGATCGATATTAATATTCAAACCCACTCGAGTGACGGGTGTGTGTTTGATTTTAACGGGTTTGTTTTGAAAGTTTATAATCTGCGGGAAAGAACTTCCAGTAAGTTTGAAGTCATGGCAAATTAACCTTAAATCGGCTTTGGATAAATAGTCATGTGGTTTGATTTTTCCGCTTTTGTCGGTCAATCCATCGCCTACAATATAATTTACAATTGTCTTAATTATAAACGCATTGGTCGGGCTGTCATCAAATGAATCCTGATACTTTTTGAAGTTGCCGTTGTCAATTCCATTAAGGGTATATTTTGTTCCAACTGCTGGCTTTGTCACGCCTGTTTCGTAGGCTGAAAACTCAAAATGTGAAATGCTTTTAGCCATTAGTTGTAAAATTTATTGTTTGTTTTTTTAGAGTAATCTTGTATGTTTTCGTTTTCGCTTGCAATCAAAATCTTTCCTAATGAAATAACCTCATTGTCAAACGTATCGATTAATGTATAAGCTATTTTATCGCCTATTTTTCCAATGGGGAACGAATCCATTTTAATCTGGTAATTTTCATTCTCAAGCAATATTATGCTTGCTGCAATAGTTTCTTTAACTTGGCTCATTTCATTTTTCAATTGAAATTCAAGAATCATTGAAGAATCTAAAGTTTTTCTAGGAACTATTTGAAATGTTGGTGAAGTATTTTTTTTGAGAATGTCCATTTTAGAAAAATAAACCCCCATTTCTGAGGGTTGTTATTATTTTATACTATTGGCATCAAAGCCGCTGTATAGTCTGTAACCGCTGTAGATGTCAAAACGTAAGCTGCATCTAACTCCTTAGAGTTAATTGTCACCGTCCAACCTTGACTGTCTGAGCCTGTAACCAATGTCATTACGTCACATCCATTTTGAGATCCTAAACAGAAAATTTTTCCGTTATAATCTTCAACAAAAATAGTCTTTAAAAATCCTGCGTAAGTTTGAATTTCAGTTCTCAAAGGATCATCATTACCGGGAATGAAAAAGGTATTTACCCCTACATATTCTATAGTTCGTGTTGCTTCATCAAATGTTCCGGTTTCAACAATATTGTTTCCAGTTGCTTTTACTTCAACTCTTGCAATTGTTGCTGCTCCCATACTTGCAGGAAGTTCTAATACTCCCGTGCTTGTATTCGTTACTAAATCGCCCGGTGTATATGGGGCGATTCCAATAGCCTTAACCCCTTTCATAGGGGCTTTTCGGCTTAAAGGTCTTGATTTAGTTAGTCCCATAATACTATCCTCCGTAAAGAGTTATATATCTTTGGTTAGTAACCCAAGTGGTTAAACTTTGGATGTTTTTGTACCACATTTGTTGCGCTCCGTTTGCTACTGGACCAGTATTTAATGTTGATAAATCACTCATTAAATCCATTAACAATTTCAAATAACGTGGATCTGCACAAACCATAAACCCAACTAAAGGCTTGAATTTTACTTCAATTCCTTGAAAGTAAACTTTTGATTGCAAAGTGTTATCTGCAAAATCAAAGTTTTTGTTTGATGCTGCTCCAACGCTGTTGTTTGCGGTTCTCATCAATTGACGGTGTGCCAATGGTGCGTAAATAACTGGTGGATTTGCAGGATCCGCAAGAACTACAGGCGCAATTGTTGCGTATAATTTGGCATATTCTGCTGCAATTGTTGCGCTTGTGATCGCTGCAATAGTCAATACTTTTTTATAATCCCCTAATCCTGCTCCCGGTGTTGCTTTAGATTGTGAAGCGTTATACAAAATAGTTGATGGTAAAGAATCAAACAAATAAACAGGCATTGCCGCAACTAAAGTTTGTGCACCTGCCGAAATAGATCCTTGACCTGCTCCCGGAGTCAAAGCCGCGATAGCTGTTTTTTGTGCTGCTGTTGCTCCATCCCAAAGAGCACTCTCCATTGTTGCAGAAATTGCAGGTGTAATGAATTGCAACACTTTGTTATCAAACTCGCTTGAAACTAAATTAAAAGCACCTGCCGCCATTGATTTCTCAAAACGAGTATCAAGCAAAGTAGCTTCATCAACAACGTCTGAAAATTCAATTCTTTTGTTTGTTACGGGTGATCTATCCACTTGATATGTTGCTGTTCCATCTGCTGTAACTGCTGCGGAACTCGCCGCTTTCATATTAACGGTTACTTTACTTTCGTAAACTTCTGTGCCTGACTTGTGGTTTTCAGAGATGAAGATATCTCTCTCTCTGAAAGTCCCCCAGTCTGCATAAATTTCGCTTTGGATCTCATCCAATTGCGTTTGTGGGAGTTTAGTCCCTGAAAAAGTTACTCCTGCCATTGCTTAGTCTTTTTTGGTGTTATTGTTATAGTGTTCAAGTTCCAATTCTAACCAAGCCAATTCCTCTGCTGAAATTTTGCCCTCGCAATATTCCGCTACCGAAACTTTTGATTTTTTTACGTCTTCCAAAAATTCTGGGTACGTTGTTTTTTCTCCAAATGGATTTAAAAAACCTGCTTTGATTTCTGCGGCTTTTCTATCTTTGATAACCTTAGCAGCTTCTTTTGTTATTTCTGCCAATTTTTCGGCTTTTTCTACGTCTGTCATTTTTACTTAGTTTTGTTAAATTGCGTTTTTTCAAAATTGCTCATTTCATGATATGCTTTTTGTGGACCAGCATTTGGTTTAATTCCCTTTGCAAGTTCTGCACCCATTTCAACCGCTACTTTTTTAGCTGCTACAATTTCGGCAGACATCTGAACTTCTTTCACTTCGTATTCTGCAAGCTTTGCTTTTAACGCTAAATTTTCGGCTGTCAATTCGTCAACTTTCTTTTGCAAATCATCTGCTGGTGGTGGAGTTCCTTCACCTTCCATTTTTACCTTTTCGGCTTCGGCTGCTGCTGCCGCTTCTTCATCAGCTTTTTTCTTCGCGTCCTCTTCGGCTGTCATTTCAATAACTGCTTTGATTCTTGCGTCTACTTCTTCTTTTGTCATTTCTATTTCTTTTGTTGTTAATACTGGTTCTAAATATGCTTCGATTGAAAAACCTGTTAGTTCTCCTTTTTTTACTTTATTCCAAATTTCTGGGTTATCAATTTTTTGACCCAAAACCCAATCCCCTTTTTCAACTTGCAACCCTAATGAAGCCGCTTTGTCTTTTTCTGGGTCTTGAACTATCCAACTTTCAAAAGCATACATATCTTTACGTACGTTTTTGTCATGGTTAATGGTTGCCCCGTTGTGACTGTTGTTCTTGAAGAAATTTTGCTGTAAATCGTTTACAGTTTCTTCTGAGTAAAAAACCATTGCAGGCTCTCCGTTTATATCTTTTCTTGGAATCAACATATTTGGACGCATTGCAACTGAATAAATCACACGCTTTTCATCATCTTGAAACTCCATTTTTTTAAACTCATCGTCAAACATTACCAATTGAGTTTTTGTCGCTGGATTTTCAACTGTTGACATACAGAAAACTCCATCTTCACCTTTCGTGTATTTTAATTCGTATTTTTTCATTATACAAACAAACTTTTTACAGCGTACATGCATGAAGTTTCAAGCTCTGTTTGAGCAATAGAAATTTCACGACCATTTGACTGGTTTTTTAAGCCATCAATTTTATCAATTAACAAAGCATAAGATTCTTTTATTTCTTCAATTACTGGATTTGCAGAAGGGTTAAAACTTCTTTGTACTCTTTTTTGTCCTAGTGTAATTACTTTGTCTGACATGTTTTCTTTTATTTGATTAAACACAAAAAACCTACTCGCAATTAAGCAAGTAGGCTTTTTAGTTCTTTTAGTTTAATTTTCAAAATGGCTAAATTTTTGTTTCGTGCAACTTCACACGATTTACTGAAAACAAATATAGTTATTATTTGTTTAATATTTGCATTTTGTTAATTATTTTATTTTTTCTTTTAACAATTCATACAGTTCAAATTCTTCCGTCATCATTGTACCTTTAGACAAAGTATATAGCATTTCGTTATATTCCTCAAATACTTCTAACATTATTTTTATTTGCTCTTGGTTTATTTCCATAATATTTTAATGATAGGGTTAAAAATAGTAGTTGTGTTGTTGTAGACTATTTAAATTCTGTTTTATGTATTGTAATATCTTTGTAAACTATTGGAAACTTTAACCTTGCTAATGTGTGATAAGGTAGGTTTTCAAGTTCACAACACTTTTTTAAGTTCCCGTAGGTTTCGACTCGTTCGCCTTGAATAAATACTATTATTGATTGTCTATTCATTTCTTATATGTTTTTAGGTTTACATAATTCGCATTGTATTATACATCTTTTAGGGTTGTCTGAAAATGTTACATTAAAGCAATTAAACTCTTTAGTTGTTTCTGTTTTTTTTGCTCTATATTCATTTAGTTTTTGAATAAAATTAGAAGGTGTATCACTTACTAATTTTTCAAATTTATCTAATTTTTCTTCTTGGCTCATAATTTCAATTCTCTAACAGCTTGTTTTAACTGATTTAATTTAATTTCTCTTTGAATCCTTGCTTCTCTATATTGGTTTAATTCCCAATCTGATAAACATTTTTCAATTAAATAAATTTCTTTTTCTAAGACTTCTATAGCGTACTCCATTACGCCCAAAGTTTAGAGTTGGACGTATAGTTTCCGTTTTGATCCATTTGCATTTTTGCGGGATACAAAGGAGTTGCAACTTTTTGTAATTCAGTTTCAATGAAACCCATAAACATATTTTTAGCAACTACCGTGTTAAAAGTAATTGTATCGACAATTATAGCAATTTCAGCTTTTACATCAGCTAAAGTCATAGCTCTATCAACTGAACTAGCTTCACATCTTGCTTGAAAGATAGATTCTGAAACGATATTTTTAATTGAATTTGTCATAGTAATTTGGTTTTTGAGTTTGCCGTGTAAATCACTTCCTTAACTCTTGTACAAATATACAACGCATACAAGTAAAAACAATACATTTTATACAAGTATCTTCATTTTATTTGTAAACTTTAACATTTGAGACGGTTTTGTTGATTTTGTTGTATTAAAAAAGCACCCGATTAAAGGTGCTTTAGGTTTTTATTAGTACGTACGACTTTATACGTTTAACATCAATCATTGGTTTTGGACTCTACAAACCTACGGAAAAACATTCTTATTTACTAATACTTTAACATTATTTTGAGCATCAGAAATATCGCTTTCGGAAACGTACACTTTTAAAGGTGGTTGATCGCTTTGAGTTTTAGCTACTGATTGACCGATTTGATTTTCTGCGGTGTTGTTGAATGCTACTGCTGGAGGTGCTGAACCTCTAACGCCACCGCCCGAAACTCCGCCGGCACTTGGAGCGGAACCTCCGCCCAATGCTTGTAATGCTTTTGCGGTTGCTGCGATGTTTCCGGCTACTCCCAAACCTAAAGCAACATAGTTTGTTGTAACTAATCCGGCTGCTGCTGCTACCGATGCTCCACCGGTTGGAATCGCTAATGCTGCACCTTCTGCCGTTGCCGCTACATTTGATGCATTCGTAGCAATAACAGATTTTCCAATTCCTAACGCACTTTCTGCGATAATAGCAGCTTTTTGAAGTGTTTTATTTTTTCCTGCAATCCTAGAAAGGAATCCTACAGCTGCATCTGCTAAATTTAATTGACCTTCTTGTATGGTTGCCTTTTGGTCTGCCATTTTTTGCTCTATCTCAATCCTCCTATTTGCAGAATCTTCTTCAATCTTTTCAACTTGTGCCGTAATATTGTTTAACCTTTCAATTTGCTGTTCATCTTGAAGGATTTTATTAGCTAATTCAGCATTATAACTATCAATTTGAAACTGATTTAATGCAGCCGTATCTTCTTCACGTCGCTTCTTTTCTTCTTCTCGCTCTCGGTCTCTTTTTTCTTTGGCTTTTGCGTTTCTTTGTTCGGCATCGTCAGACGCTTTCTGATTAGCTTCTTTAGTTTTATTGTTTAATTCAATTCTAGCGTTAAGAGTGTTTTCTACATCTGCAATAATTGCGCTATTGTATGACTCATTTGACGCTTCATATAATGATTGTGCATCTGATTGCGTTTGTTTTGCCGTTTCAATCAAATCTTTATCCTCTGATTTTATCGCATCGGATAACGATTGTCTGGCTTTCAATAAATTGTTGTAAGCTTCTTTCGCTTGCGTTCCAGAAGTAGCAACTGCTAATTCTTTTTGGCTTTTTATTAATTTCTGAATTTCTTTGTCAGTCGCTCCAAATGCTCTAGCCCTTAATATTTCAATGCTGTTTGATTCACTCGCACTTTTTGCGCTTTCATCAATTGATTTTTTTAATGCATCCGTTTCAATTTTATTCCTGTTAACTGAAAGCGTAGTTTTTGCAAGTTCCTTATCAGCTTCTTTACTGGCTTTTATCCATGCATAAGTAGCTATTCCAACCGCAGCAACTGCTGAGGCTAAAAGTATATAAGGATTTGAATTTGCAACTAAATTTAATAATCTTTGAGCAACTGTAGCCTGTGTAGTCACAAGTATATCAGCTCTTTTTGCTGCAACTATTTTCGTGTATGAATCTTGAACAATATTTTTAAGCAAAGCAAACTGATCGCCTAAATCAGAAAGTCCACTTATTGCATCTGAAAAAGCCATGGCAGCCTGTACTTTTAACAATGCTTTTTGAGTATCTTCAGACTGATCGCCAAATAATGCCATTCCAGCGGTAATACCTTGAACGCCTGTAGCAGCTACACGTGTTGCAGCTCCTAACGCTTTCATTTTCTGGTCTGGATTGAAGCTATCTGCTAAATCAGAAGCAAAGCCCATCTGGTCTTTTAATTCCGCTACTGCTTTGGCTGCCTTAATAGTTTCTGTAGAACTTTCTCCAGTAAGTTGTATTTGTTTTTGAAGTTCTTGGTTAGCTTCACGCAATTGCGCTTTGAAAGTTTTATAAGCTGCATTACCTTGACTTACCGCATCGTTATTTTCGTTCGTGGCATTCGTGGCATTGTCAATTGACGCACCTAGTTTATTTGTATCACTTGCAGCCTGTTTTGCGTTCGTGTCAAATATAATCTTTACTCTTTCTTCTTCTTGTGCCATGGCTAAAAATTCAGTTGTGTTAATTTCGCTTTTCCTGTAGTCAAATCAATTGTGCAATCTTGTAAACTGTACCTTTGTTCACCTATTATTATTTCATTTTGTGGTCTAAATCCAGTCGGTATATTACTTTCGCCTTGATTCAAATTTGCAAAGTTTAAAAATATTTCGTTTGGTGGCAAAGTAAGGGTGAATTCTGATTTATAAGTATTCGGTTCTAAAAGCAATTCGATAAAAGTTTTGTAATAATTCAAATACAAACTGTCAGTGTCAACCCCATCAGCTCCAAACCCTAATATTTTTCCATTAAATGAATTTTTAAAAGAAGCTTCCAAAACTGAAAACAACTGATTATTCAAAGTTTCAGTATATTCCACTGCCAAAGTATTTAATCCTAAACTTTTCGGCTGCAGATAAAACAAAGTCATTTCCTCATAAACTGGCTTGTATCGATTTCCTCCGTTATCCAAAACTGTTGGTGCATCTTTAGTGAATCCTAGACATGTTTTCGCAGTGCTTGGATGATTAAATGTAGTTGCTTGTTTCAATATTGAGTATTCCGTTTTTACTTCAAATTTTGTAGGCTTGGCCGGTGCGATTGTCGGATATGATAACGAACCAAAACGGGTCCCGTCACCATAAACCGAATCATAATATTTTGAAGCAAAATGATTGAATACATACTGATTATAATTATTTGCTTTTTTCTTTGACAATGTGGCCACATCCACATAAGCGGTATAATCAACAATTCTTTTTGAATATGGTTTATTTACTTCTTGAATATCGGAAGGAGTAAGCCAATACATTGATTGATCGTTTAAACCAGTTGCGATTACTGAAATATTGAAATTATTAAAAAAGCTTTTCAAGAAATCAACACATTTCATTTTTGGCAACGTAGTGATTAAATTCAACGTGTTACCTCCAAGACTTGCAGAACTTGTGTTGTTTATTGCGGTTGCAGAAAACGACGCTCTTGTGGTTATCTTAATACCAAATGCCCCTTTACTGTCGTATCTAAAATGCTGAATAGTTTTAAATTCAATGTTAGTCCAGCTTACTAATGTAGCCGGAAGTATTTCGAATCTTAAAAATATTTCGCCGTTTGAATCTAAAATGGTACTTCCTCCAACTGGATCTAAAAGACGGTAAGTATATTTATTTCCGGTTATTTCTTGACTATCAATTTCAATTCCTGTAGTTGCATTTTTCAGAACTATTTTGACTTTTGTTTCCGTTCCTTCCAAAGGTAACAATCCGTTAATAGTTAAATTAATGTCAAACCCATCACTCCATCTATTCGGTAGGTAAGCAGCCGGATCTCTTTTTACTTTGAATATTCCAGAAGTAGAGCCTCCAGTTATCAACCATTTTGGATTGGCCGGAATATCAACTCCTGAGATTTGGTCTTTGGTGTCGTAACGTAAATAAGTAAGCGAACTATAATTAACCAAAGGAAACGCTGTTGCATTTGGAACTATCAAACTTTCAGAATTGCACCATGCAAATAAATCTTTTACTTCTGGTTTATCAAATATTGGGCAAATAATAGGAGTTCCAATTTTCAATAATAAATGATTCATTATTGACATGTAATTTACAGCCGGTCTAACTTCGGCAAGATTTATAAAATTTACGCTTGTAGAGCTTCTATCCTTTTGATATGCGATATTGTCAACAACTGATAAATTTTCATCATCGTATGTCCATACACGATTATTTGAAATAAAAGGAATCCCGTATTTAAATTCTATTCCATTCGAAAGAGTATAATTTTTTATAGAAGAAAGCCTATCTTTTAAAATATTTTTATTCCAATCAACTTTTAAAATAGGATCAAAGTCACCAAACAAATCCTGTATCGTCAAATCGCCTAATTTATCTGTAAGACTTGTTAGGTTGCTGGCAAAATTTGTTTTAAATGTTTTTTGATCTAAAAACTCATAATCACTTTCTTCAAATGAAAGTTTACCGGATTGAAATAAAAACCCAGAAATATAAATCATCGAATCAAATTCACCTGTATTGTTTGCTCTTAGTATTTTTTCATTACCAACAAACCCACAAAGAATTTTATTTTTGTCGGTTGCTTTAATATTGAATGATTGGGTAAAAGGAGAAAATATTTTTGTAATATCGTTTAAATCTTTTACCGTCAATTTATAATTAATCGACTCGGACTCTTCCAAATCGAGAAGATAATAATTGTTGTCAGTGTGTTTGATGTACAATTGAACCATTACAGAATCGAGTTTATAAAATTGTTTGTTTCTTCAAATTCCAAATTATAAGAAATTGAGCTTTTATCGTTCAATCTTGTTTTCTTTAAAAAGTTTGTAGTTGAATTTTTTACTGGTATCTGCGTAAACTTCGAATAGAATCCTAAATTTGCTTCGGTAACTACATCGCTATCAACTGTAATAGTCGTGTTATCAACCGTGACTACTGTGCTATCAACTGTAATTCCTGTTTGAATTGATTGGTAAACATCGTCTCCAAAAATTACCAGGTAAACTTTTGAACTTTGAAGGATCTCACGCACTTGATAATTATTATTTTCATCAATCAAACCTGTATTTACTTGAAATTTTCTTACTCCACGTGGTGCGCCTGTCTGTTTTAAGTGCTGGATTTGGCTATTTACATTCAAAGGATCACGAAATGAACTAGAAAACTCGTATCTTTTAGTGTCGATTGATTCAACAAACTTACCAAAAGGCGTAAAAGTGTCCCATAAACCCAATCTATTAACGTAAGCAATCAAACAAGATACGCCCGTTTGCTTATTTCTTGCGCTTGGATTCAATGATTGTTGTGTAATCATTCCATTTGCACCTGCTCCAGATTGAGAGGTGGACACTGATGTGGTTCTGTTGATCGTATTTTTGTCGTAATTAATTCCAAAGGCGTATTTTCTTAGCGTCTCAATGTCGTCATAGCCCGTATATGGGCCGCCTTTTTGCTCGAAGTTGTAACGATAGCCAGAAGTAGCAAAATAAGTCCCTAACTGTTTAACGCTTTCGTTGTCTACTTTATAAACAACATGAAAATAAACCCCTTCGCCTGCGGTTGTAGGTACTGACGTCGTATTATACGCCCATTGCGGATTATTCTTATTGAGGTTGCTGGAAGTAATGAAGGCTTTGATTTCATTGTGCAATTCAATTGCGATGTAAGTATCTTGTGGCGAAATCTTTTTTACATTGTTAAAAACAATATTTGGAGATAGCGGTAAATCGGCTTGCTGAAAACCTCTCCAAATATAAACTTCAATTGTTGCCGATTGTATGGAATTATTTCCTAATTCATTTTGTAGATTAAAATGGACTGGAGATTGAGCTAAAAAGATTTTAGCTTTAGAATCGATGTTTGTAAGTGTTGGTGTTGCTAGCATTTGTATTCGTTCCGTGCATCTTCACACGGTTAAAAATTATAAGTTTTGTAATTCTGTCTTAACGTCTTGCCAATAATAAAACTGAGAATCCGTACTGTCTTGAATATGACTACAAATTAACTCTTCAACACAATTAATAGCACATTGTTTTATTTGACTTTCATACATTGAAATAGGTAAAGTTCCTTTTTTTGTTCCGAACTTCATTTGATGTTTTACGTCAAATTTTTCTAACAACTGCACCGCTTTTTCTTTTGGACTCATAACTACTTCTTTTTTACTATCGGACTTTTTAACAAATCCACCATATCTTTAACGAAAATTTTTGTTTCTTCATTTATAAATTCCTCAATTGCATTACGTAACGGTGTATTTTTCATATTACTTCTGTCTGCTGGAGTTGGTTGTCCTTTTGGAGTATTCCATTTTCCGTATCTGAATTGCGCAACTGTTAATGTATCGAAAGGCTTAACTCTATAATTAGCCGAATCTCTAAGGTGAGCTTTTTGTAATTTACTTACCTTTGAATTTCTTGAAGAAACAACCGTTATCTTTCTGCCTAACTCGTTAAGGCGTTCAGTTATCAGTTTCCTTACTTCTTTCTCCTGTATCGTTAGTCTTCGCCCCATTTGTTTGAATTGCTTTTATTAATGCCTTTATTTTTGATGTCGAAACGTTTTCGCTAGATATTTGTTTTCTTGCTATTTTTCTGCCTGTCCGGGTTGTACCTTCAATATTCGTTTCCCTGCCCTCTTCATCGATAAAAATAACTTTCCAAGTAATATCCTTTGGCATTATTCGTTCAGCAATCTGAATTAATCTAGAGTTATTATTATAAGCTCCGTAGAATATTTCTCTGAACTCAACTGATTTATTCCGTCCAATCAAATCGCCTTTAATAGATCGCTTCAAAAATCCCGTGTCAACATTTGCGGTGTCCTTTGCTTCTCGAACCACCTTTCTAATGTATTCCCTTATTTCTCCGTCGCTATATTGCATTCTGATGCATTGAAAATGTAACCTCAAACCTTACCCCATCTAAACAATTCCTTTCGTCTTTTCGAATCGGTTCAAATTCCGAAACGCCATCATCAATTATATTAATATCTAAATCGTTGTGAGTCTTTAAAACTTCCAAAACGAAATTATTTGCGATACTATCACAAATCCCGACGTTATCAATATAATTAGTGTCTGACATTAATTTACTCGGAGTAGCAACTTTCTTATCGTCTCTTTGGTTTAATATTTCGAATCTAAAAGAATACTCCCTATGCTCGTCAAACGGTGCTGGGCTCGTCAATAACTGAATCGAGACCAAAGGGTAAACGTTTTCTTTTTCAACGTCTAAAACATCATCATCTTTAAAAACAATAGTATTAACCAAAGGCATAGCATCGTATATTGATACGATGTGTGTTAATAGTTGTGAGATTTTATTTGACATTTTCTACAATTTTTTGACCACTAAAATAATTTGCCCAGAATAAAAATTCGCTTACCTTCCATTTTTCAACTTCTTTAAAACTTACATTTTGTTTCGAGCAAATCACATCTGTAAGTATTACCCAGTTCCCAAACTCTTGAACAAATTCTTTTCTTAATTCGCTTCCAATCGTTTCTTTATCCGGTTCTCCATATTGCGGAGGATTGAAAATGTAAGGATAATTTTCGTATAACTTTTCTTTTTGTAACTGATAATCAATCAAAATAGAAGCCATATTGTGGATATAAATCCTTTTCGACTTCACAAATATACGACAAAAATCATAATAATTTTGTTCTTCAACAAATCTTTCTGCATCAACAAAGTCAGCAAAAAGTAAATCTTCAATTCTATTCGTTTTAAACTTCTTATTTGAAGTTTTCAAAAGTAACCGATTGATCCAAAAATTAGATTTTACTTTATCGCCTTGTGATTGTAAGCGCGCGAAATGTTTTAGGGTTATTCCAAAGATCATCCTTTCATAAATTTTTTATACTTATCCAAATACATCGCTGTTAAAATATACCGCAATGTATCACACGCATGCCCATATTCTTGGTAACTTTGCCCAGTAACCTTGTCTTTAATAACTTTTTTATTAACCTTCCCTTCTTCATCTTCTGTACAATATTGATAATCATTAATTGAGTTTCTACACTTCGAATCAAATCCAATCTCAACTCCATCAATTAAACCAGCTAATAAGTCGTTGGTGAAATTCCTTGACATTATCACGGAAGGATTACTTTTTGGAACTCTAAAGATAGGTTTATTTTTTGATAAATAACCTTTAATCAGTAAATAAAAGTTCTGTCCCTTTTGAAGTTTAGTATCTTGCTTTTTTGAAGTAGCATCACCGTAAACAAATAATCCTTGTCTATTGGACCCGTAACGCTTCATAAATTCTTCACACGTATCTTTCAAAGTGTTTAGCGGATCTTTCAACATAATTTCGTCAATCTGTCTAAGAAATCCATTATTTAACTGGAATACGTTGCACGTCAAGTACGGCAGCACATTTTCATCAAATGTAATGTGGATTGGCAAACTTTCTTCATATGGATAGTTTGAAACGTGCTTTTCTGTTTTAAACTGTTTTAAAAATTCCCCACCTGTTCGAAGCTTGCCCCAATGGCCCAATGCATAAATGTTGTAATAATTTATATCATTTACTTTGTCACGTTCAAAATCTGCTATAACATGCTTGTCAATAAAGCCACCGCCAAACCCATCACCGACAATCCAAATGTTATCAAGATAGCAAGTCCTAAGTATAATTGTGTCGCCTGTTGCATTGATTTGTTTGCTCTGAATATTGCTAGGAAGATCTGTAAATATTTCATTGTCAAAAATTTCTGTTTTAATAAATGATAACTCCGATACTGGGTTGAATATTCCAATAATCTGTTGCCCAGTCATTCCACGCAAACGCTTTTTAGCTTGTTTAAAGTCCGCGTATTCAAATTGGTTGAACTCTTCCATTATAATCTTTTTGAATCCAGAAAGACCTTTAATCTTTTCGGAATCGTCAAGTCCTTTGAATACGGTAAAAGATCCAGTTAACTTACACTCAATGTAATGCTTTTGAATTTTAAAATAATCATTCAAACCCCAATCTGAAATTATAGTTTTGAAATCCTGAAAAATGGAATTATCAATATCAGTGGAAAACTTTCGAAATATTAAAGAATTATTATCAGATCCTTCCATCATGTAAGTAATGGTTTTCTGAACCTGAGAATAAGATTTTGAACTTGAAGAACCTCCATAAATAAAAATGAAGCGTACATCTTCATTGTCGTACGCTTCGCTTATTTCGTGGTAAATTTCGTTAAATACGCCATGTTCAAATTCTATACTTTCCGGAATATTCATTCGCTGCTATTTTGTAAAATTCTTTTATCTGCGACATGTTTAGAATGTTTAAATCAAAAACTTGCTCTTCAATTTTAAAGCAATTCCAACTGATAAAAAACATAAAAAAACATTTTGCCGAATCGTTATCAGTATCTATTCGTAGGAATAAAATCGAGTGCTTAAGGATTATTATCTTCACGTCTGTTTACTTTTATGATTATTTTTTTTGGAGATTGCGGCGTAACGTCCTCAACTTTTTCAACAAGGTTGTTCAAACGTTGTGTGATACTTGGATTATAAACCCCTAATAACCCACCTGTAATCTGATTTGATCGAATTTCTTTTTTTATATGCGAACAGAGGGGTATAAAGTCATCATAAAGCCCGCCTGCATTTTTAAAATATTGTTCAACACACCCGTAATTTTCATAACAAAAAACTTCAAAACCATCAAAAGTATAAGGCATTTTAAAAGCGTCCGTTACTCTTTCCCCTTCTTTACCTACGTACTGAATCTTAAACCATTCTTCTTGCTTTTCAAGTGATTCTTTATAAAGTTTCCAAGCCTGTTCTAATTCGTCTGGAGTTCTAAATATTCGTGTTGGATGCATATCTATTTCAATTTAAAAAACCGCCCCGTTTCCGAGACGGCTAAAAACAACCTAATCTATAATTTTGATGTTTAACAATTTTTCAGCTTCTGATTTTGTAATTGTTGGAATAATGGTTGCCCAGTTGCCTTTTTCGAAAATTACCCCTCCATTTTTAGACCAAGCCATGTCTGTTGCTTCGGTAAAATAAATATTTGTAAATTTATAATTATCGCCACTAACAGGACTTTTAAAATAAACGCCCTCAACAAACCCTCTTCTAACCGCTTCAATTTTCAAAACCTCAAAAACTTCTTCGTTATTGGCTTCAATTTCAGAATACCTTTTGTTATTGCTAATAACGAATCTATAACCAACACCTTCTTCAAGTCTTTCATTATTTCTAAAAAATTCACCTATAACGAACTTATTATCAATAAAATCTGAAATTAAAAATAAATCTATATCTCTATCTCCATCCTTCCAAATCCTTTTATACCACTTTCCAACTTCTAACTTTACTTTAAAAACTTCTGGAAACCACTCTTTAACTTTTGGATCTGTCAATTGACGAAGTTGGTCTTTTGTAATTGAAAAACTTCCTTCTTGTAAAACTGTGTTATTCATAACTTTACTTTTTAAAAAATATCCCCTACGAAATCCAAAGGAATCAGCTTTGGCACGTAAGGGATTAAATTTTGTGATTCCGATCAATCCCCGATTCTGATTGTTTATTGTTTAGCAAATGTAATAATCTTTTTCATTACTGCAAACAAAATATGTAAAAACTTTCTACTGTTCACGATATGAACACTAAAAAGGACTAAATGAACGCTTAACTAATTGATTCACAACGTATTAAATAGATGTTCACAAAATGAACGTGAACACTAACGTAAATACTATAAAAAAAAGCTCGCATGTATAGTATAATAATATATTAACAATATTATTCTTACATATATAATATATTATTATAGGAATATTTGTAGGAAGAAAACACTGTTTTTAAAATAATATTCAAAATTGCGTTCACGGCGTTCATTTTGTTGTAAGTAATTGATTTTTAATAAGTTACGTGTTCATATAGCGTTCATTTTAATGTTCATCGTGAACGATATTTTAATGTTTTTTGTTGTTTTTATCATTTTTTTGTAGGAAATTAAATGAACAAAAAAAACCCGCTTGTTAGCGAGTTTTGAAACAAAATGTTATAAATATAACTAACTGTTTAAATATTTATTTACTGCTCCAACTGAAATTCCAAAAGTTTTTGCAATATTCCTTTGCGACATTCCCGGATCTTTCGACTGGAGCAACTTTACTTTTTCTTGAATACTCATTCCTTTAGTGTCTTGAAGTATATTTTTAGCTTCTTTCTCAGCAGAAACATCTTTAGATATCAATTCGTATTGATACATGAAATATTTTACAACACGTATAGCTTTTTCAACTGATTCAATTTGTACTTCTTTTGTTTGAAGTTTTTGAAATGGGTACACGTATGATGAATCTAGTATATGAAAAAGCAATATGAAACGTCCGAAGTACGTAGCCATTTTTGAATAAGCACTTTTTGTACTTGCAGAAAGTTCCGAGCCATCCGAAATCATGTCTTCTATTTTTGAATTGTAATCAAACCAACATTCCGAAGCTTCGGAGTTCATACGGTAATAATCGACAAACAAATCTCCATTTTCTTTGATATATTCAGTGTCAGAAATCAATTCATACATTCCTTGGATATAAGAATTATATTCATTTGCAACGGTTGACAAAACATCTTCTTTCGTCATTTTTCCGGTTTGGAAGTTACCAGAAAGAAACAAAAACCTATCCCAAAAACCATTGTCTTTTAATTGATCTGTCATTAGATTAGTCAAAATCTTTGGCTGTATTCCTCCAAAAATTGGCAAATACGGATCGTACAAAATTGAAGACATGCCTACGCCTTTACGTGCTGCAGAAATATCACTATAAGAAAATGCAGAAAGATACTTTTCAATATCAGAACCTTTGTTGTATTTTCCAGAGTTTGCGACGAGTCCCGAAATTTCATCTAATATTATTGCAACTCCTCGCAGGTTTTGGGAATGAATTTGAATGTATGCTTCAATAGTTGCATCCCCAACGTATAAACGTGGCTGTGTTGGTTTTTCTTCGCTTACATCTTCGCTATGCGCTTTTGTTTTAGCAATGTAGTTTTTATACAATTCACTTTCAATTTCTCGGATTGGCTTTAAAAATGGACTTGTGCTTGGCGTTTTCTTGCTACCAGCGTCGCCAATTATTATGGGCCAGAAAACACACCATTCCCTCCAAGTATCACGAATGATCAAAGATTTAGATCTACCAATGCAAATTGAAGCAGCAGTAAGAAACGCACCAGCCATGTAGTTTGGGTTACATCCGAGTTTATCACGAAGTTCATACATATATGCGGTTACTTGCTCTGGGAATACATCTATTGGGAAATTTTTGTAGTCTTCTGCTTGGTTTAAAATTTTGTCTAATTGTAGATCTATCATATCAAATCCGCTATATCATCGCCAATTTTTGCGACTGGGTTATTTTCTAAAACTTCATTTATCACAATCGAAAAACCGATTTCATTTAATTTTTCAGCTGTTTGATTCCAAATTTCAAAACATCCTTTATCCGGGAATGCGATTATTTTTCTTAATCGAAGCGGCGCTAAATAGTCCGTCTTGAAACCATTCAAAGAACCGCATGCCATCCAAATTAAACGAGGTTCATTTATTTGCATTATTATTGCTGTCTTTTCACTTTCAACTATTCCAATCACTTTGTCAGGATATTCTTTTGAAAGGTGCAATCCAAAAAGACACTGCTTTAAATTGAAAGGTTTTTTATGCATCCAATTGATTGCAGACTTTCCGTTTTCGTCTTTTACTCTTTTTCCTGTAGCCGGATTGTATTCCATTATTTTACCGCTTCGAATCCTTTCAAGTTGATCTATTTGCCAAAAAATTACGCTTCTTCCGTAGTCACTCAAAAAATATAAACTTTCAACTTCTTTCACTTTTTCTATTGGGTATTTTGAGCGAAGGAATTGCAGGAAGTTGTTTTCGTTTGGCAGTAGGAAATGTTTTTCTAAAATTTGTGGTTGGATGTAGTCAATTTTTAATTCAATTACTTCATGCTTTGGAGTAAAAATAGGCTCGTTACTTTCGGGTTTCTTGAAATAGCCGCAATGTTGTTCACGGTCACAACGCCCTGCATCAATTTCGTTTCCTGTTTCAGTTTCAATGTAAGGAACGTACGTTTTTTTGTTGCACGATGGACAAAGGTCTTTTTTAGATCCAGTTCGTAGAGTGTATTTAAATTCGCTCATAATGTCGTTATTAATACAATTTCAGAAACTTTCCAATCGTTACACTGCAATCTTTTATAAAGTGTAGTCCTTGAAATTCCTATTCTTTCAGCAATTTCTTCATAAGTTGAAGTTTGAAGAAGTAGTTTTACTTTTGTGGTTGTTTTGTTCATTTATGTACAATTTTAAAGATTAAAAAACCGCTACTTTTAAAGCGGTTCGGTAAATATATAACACTTTCCATGATATGAAATCACTTTCATTGTTAAATTTTCATCTTTTTTTATTTTAATACTTGAAAGATACTTTTCAGAATCTTTAATATAATGATTTGAATCGGTTACTTTTCTTTTTGCGTTGAATTTATTTGTTGAAAATTCTACTAGAATGATTGTGTTTGGTGGGATTGTGCCGTTGATTTTCATAGCTTGTTGAAAAATCTTCTAACTAAATAACCACGAATAATTGAAACAAAGAAAAATACTGCTGTGATTATTAAATTCTGTGAAAAAGTTACTGGAATACCCATTAAAGGATATAAAATAACTTGGATTATAATTGAAGTCCCAAGCCCTATAACAGTTTGGATCGAACTTTCTATTACTGATTGTTTTTTAGTTTGTTTTTTCATTTTAAAATAATTTAGTTTGTGCCATGTGATTATTCATACGCTCCATTGCTTTATCGAAATACTCTTTATCTAATTCACAAGCTGTCAAATCAAATCCGTAATCATGACAAGCTATTGCGATACTTCCCGAGCCTAAATGCGTATCGAGTATTTTGTCGCCTTGTTTGGCTAATTTATCAAGACAATATCTGTATAATTCAACTGGTTTTTGAGTTGGGTGCATTTTAGTTTCAGCACTTGTTTTTCCAGATAAATTTCCATAATAACGATAATCAAAACACAAAGCGGGTTTTTTAAATGAAGTCCAAGCCAATTCCCCATCGCTAAAATTCGCAACTGGATTTTGTTTATACCAAAAAATAAAACATTGCGTAGGTTCTAAAGGGAAGTAATTACCACCCCAAATAATCTGATTTTTAGAAACTCTTTTTAGTTCGTTAAAATACTCTTGATTTGGAATTGAATCATCCCATTTCTTTTTTCCGTTTTTAGTATGTCTTTCTTTTGTTTTAACATTTCCACCTCCTCTTTCGTAATCTCCAAACCCAATTCCATAAGGTGGATCAACTATTGCTAAATCAAAGTAATTGTCGGGGAACTCCCGCATTAAATCCATATTATCACAGTTTCTAATATCTAACATTTATATTTATTTTTAATTATTTTTCCAATTAATAACATTTCTTCTTTAGTGAAAAAATCACTTTTAATAGCATTGCACCTTTTACAAGATAAAACTAAATTATCTTCTAAATAACCTATTAAATTATCTACTCTATCAATAGTTAATCTATTGCATTTTATTTGCATTATAGCGTCAGTTTTTAAAACCTCTTCTTCTGTCCTTTCGCAATAAAAACATTTTTTTTCTGTTGATTTATGCCATAATTCAAAGCTATCTCTATTCAACAAAAAGTCTATGTTTCTTTTTTTTGCACTTTGTTTTAAGACATCAAAAATCCCTCTTGCGTTCTTTGTCCTATAATTATTTCTATAAATATTATACGCTTCAAGGTTATTTTGTCTATATTCTTTTTGCTTTTGCTTTTGCTTTGAGTTCGGAAGGTTATATCTAATCCTTGCTAATTCTGCTTTTCTTGCGAGTATTTCTTCTTTAGTTTTTTTCATAATTCAAAGATATAAAATAAAAACTATATATCCTAATTAAAAAGGATAACGAGCCATTAACTCCATGTTATCCTCATTTGTAATTTGTATCATAATGTAAATTTTTTAATTTGTTCCTTAAAATCTTCCAAACTTCTCACTAAAATATAATTCCCTCCCATTACTTTTATTTTAGCTTCAATTTTTTTCTGAGCTGGTGATTGGGTATTTTTTTCGTTTTTTACTTCTACCATCACACAACGGCCATTTGGTAAATGAATTATTAAATCAGAAATTCCCTCAATCATTCCTGTTTGTTTTGAAAAGTTTACCGCCATTGCAATTGCTTTTCTGATTGCTGCGTGAAATCGTATAGGTATTATTTCTGGGATTGTGAAGCCAAAACCGTTTGGTACGGAATGTATTATTGTTTCCGGGTGGGTATTGTGCCAGTGGATAAAAATTTCTTGTTGTATTTTTGATTCTTGTTTCATTTTAAAGTTTTATAAAGTTTTTCAATAAGTTCTGTTATATGATTTTTTGAATAATTACCACTCAATCCCGAATTTTGAATAATTAAAATTTCTTCATCTAAAATCCTTTTCATTGTTTTAAAGAAATTTCCGTTTCGTATTGTTGTTTCAACATTTTGCAAATTTGTTTCCGTGTAAATAAAAAGATCCACTGATTGAGTCAACAATAACTCCACCGCAAAATTTTTATCTTTTCCGTACATTTCGCAATATCGTACAATCTTAGATCCACTTGGATAAATCAATTCTGAAACATGCACAGTATCTTCTGAAAGCCGAACCAATTTAGGTGGTTTCTCATGACCGCAAAAAGGACAAACGGCAGCTGTAGCGGGAATGATCATATCGCAATTATCGCAAAAAGTAATTTTGTCTAACGCTTCTTTTTTCGGAAGCAATTTTGAAGTTAAATAAAAATGTTCTGCCCAGTCAACTGGTTCGCTCCATTTCCCAAAAGTATCAACATTTCCACCTAAATCAATCAGCAAAAATTTATCCTTAAATATTTTTTTTGTTGAACGACCACCACGACCAACCATTTGATGATATTTTGATAATGAAGCCGTAGACATTGCGAGCATAACACATTCGATTGTAGGCTCATCAAATCCGGTGGTAAAAACTCCGGTATTTATTAAAATTGCATCTGGAGTAGTTTCAAACCATTTTAAAACCGCTGAACGGGATCCGCTTTCTTCTTTGTTTACTGAATCAAAAATTCTAACATTTTCATAATCTCGTTCTTTGAAGTCTGCCAATAACGAAAGATTGTCTTTTGTTGAAGCAGTAAAAATTATTGTCTTTTTACCTAATGCAAATTTTTCATAATTCGTAACAGCACACATTTTTTTTGCGTGGTTATTTGTCTGTTTAAACTCGCTAGTTTTTTCATCAAATGACAAATCTTCTCTTTTTATCTGAGTATCTTTAAAAACCAATTCCGGCACCAGATTCCCATCATTGATAAGATTTTCAATTCCATAACCTACAATCAACTTTTTGTATATTTTATGCAATCCAAATTTTTGTTTGTATTCCATTTCTGAACCGTCTGCAAGTTTTCGAATTGTTTTTTCGGTTATTGTTGTGGCTGGGGTTGCTGTAACTCCGAGAACTTTAACTCCCGGAAAATGTACAAAAATCTTTTCAAAAAAAAGTAAGTGACATTCGTCAACAATAATCAAATCTATTTTTGGCAGAAAATAAGGATTTTTTTTCAATCTGTTTGCAATCGTTTCCACCATTGCGACGTAAACTTGTGCTGAATGATTTAAATATTTTTTTGAAGCCACAACGGACTCGCTACGCATTCCAATATTGAAAAGCGTGTTAACTGTTTGCTGGATCAATTCAGTTCTATGTGCTAAAATAAAAATTCTTTTGCTAGAGTCGCCTATAAATTCCTTTGCTAAAAAAGAAAATAAAGCGGTTTTTCCACCGCCTGTGGCTAGAGTATAGCAAACACGTTCCGAATCTTGGAACGTGTTTAAAATTTCTGTTACTGCTGATTGCTGGTATGGTCTAGGCTTCATATAACGATCTGAATTTTTCTACTCCATAAGCATTATTTTTTTCTAACAATGGTAATAAATCTTTTGCTTTTATTGGGTTAATTTCTTTTGTTTCTCCGTCGATAACTTCAAATTCTAACCCATTTCTTTGCATAAAATCACGAGTCCCAGAATCACAGGCCCCTGTAATTAATCTGTAATATTTCACAGTCAGCAAAGTATCTTCTTTTATCGGTTCGTTTTTTAGTTTTTCCGATATTATTTTAAATTGAAGATCTGAATTGGCTTTTTTCAATGTTGATCCGTGAGCGGAAAAACCTTCTTTCTCTACTAGAAATAAATTCCTATAAACAGGAATATTATCGATTATTTTTAAATTAAAAAACCCTGAACTAATTTTAATGCCTTTAGAAGTTTTTGAAGTTTCAACAAACATTAAGATGCCATCATTTCTGCTAATCGAGTATTCTTTATTTTTAATTTTAAGAAAATTATTTTTAAAAGTCAAAGCTGGCGCGGTGAATGTTGCGCCCTCTTGAACGTCAACAGATCCTGATACTTCGGTCAAAGCTGGCGCGGTGAATGTTGCGCCCTCTCGAACGTAAACAGATCCTGATACTTCGGTCAAAGCTGGCGCGGTGAATGTTGTGCCCTCTTGAACGTCAACAGATCCTGATACTTCGGTCAAAGCTGGCGCGGTGAATGTTGCGCCCTCTCGAACGTAAACAGATCCTGATACTTCGGTCAAAGCTGGCGCGGTGAATGTTGCGCCCTCTTGAACGTCAACATATCCTGATACTTCGGTCAAAGCTGGCGCGGTGAATGTTGCGCCCTCTTGAACGTCAACATATCCTGATTTCGTCAAAGCTGGCGCGGTGAATGTTGCGCCCTCTCGAACGTCAACAGATCCTGATACTTCGGTCAAAGCTGGCGCGGTGAATGTTGCGCCCTCTCGAACGTCAACATATCCTGATTTCGTCAAAGCTGGCGCGGTGAATGTTGCGCCCTCTCGAACGTAAAC